CAGGACAGCGCGGCGCCGGCGGCGCGGCCGCAGGCGCCGGCGCGGCCGCGGTTCCGCATCCGCGGCGGGGGCTGACATGGCGGGGATCACGCTGGCACAGGCCGAGGCGCAACTTGCGCTTTGGATTGCCGCCTCGGCGGCCGTCGCGGCAAATCAGTCTTATTCGATCAACGGCCGGGCGATGACGCGCGCCGAGGCGCGATCGATACCGCAAATGATCGACTATTGGGAACGCAAGGTGCAGCAATTGAGCCGCGGCGGCCGCATCCAGGCGCGGCTCGGGACGCCGGTTTCGTGATGCGCCGCCCGATACTGCCGGCGCCGAACGCCCTCGACCGGATCATCGCCAGTGTCGCGCCGGGGATTGGCGCGCGTCGGCTGCTCGACCGCGCGCGATACGAGGCGATGGCCGGCGCCGGCGGCGGCTATATCGGCGCGCGGAAGGATCGCCGCGCGACGAAAGCCTGGCGGCCGAGCGGCGGCGCCGCCGACGCGGACACGATCCCCGACCTGCCGAGCCTGCGCGAGCGGTCGCGCGACCTGGCGCGCAACACGCCGATCGCGCTCGCCGCGATCAATCGGACGGTGACGAACGTCGTCGGCAGCGGCCTCGTCGCGCAGCCGCGCATAGACCGTGAAATCCTGCGGCTCGACGAGGACGCGGCGGACGAGTGGGAACGCGCCGCCGACCGGGAGTTCCGGCTGTGGGCGGGGAGCGTCAATTGCGACGCGACGCGCATCCAGAATTTCTACGATCTGCAAGACCTGGCGTTCCGCAGCGTGCTCGAATCCGGCGACCTGTTCATCGCGAAACGGCAGATCGCCCGCGACGGCTGGCCGTATGGGCTGGCGCTGCATTTCATCGAGGCCGACCAGGTCGGCAACCCGGACGGGACGCGCGACGGCATGGCCGGCAGCGCCGGCAAGAGGATCGTCGGCGGCATCGAGATCGACGACAACGGCGCGCCCGTGGCCGTACACCTGCAAAAGGAGCATCCCGGCAACATCGCCGGGACGGCGGCGCGCGAATGGGCGCGCGTGCCGATCTGGTCGGGCACCGGCCGCCGGCAAATCCTGCATCTCTATCACCGCCGGCGGATCGGGCTGACGCGCGGCGTGCCGATGCTGGCGCCGGTCATCGAGGCGCTGAAACAACTCGGCACCTATGCCGAGGCCGAGCTCATGGCGGCGGTCATCGGCGCGATGGTCGTCGTCGTGTTCAAGTCGGGCGGCGGGGAAAACCTGCCGAACGTCAACCCGACCGAGGAAACCGGCGCGACGGCCGCCGACCGCGACTATCGGATGGCGGCGGGAACGGTGCTTGAAATCGAGCACAGCGACCAGGCCGAGGTCCCGAACGTCGGCCGGCCGAACAAGGATTTCGATCCGTTCTTCGTGGCGATCGTGAGGCAGATCGGCGCCGCCCTGGAGATCCCGTTCGAGGTTTTGATCCAGCATTTCACCGCCAGCTATTCGGCGAGTCGCGCCGCGCTCGAAATGGCGTGGCAGGCGTTCCGGCGCAGCCGGGCGTGGCTGGCGGGGACGCTGTGCCGGGAAGCCTATGAGGACGTGATCGCGGAAGCGGTCACGCTCGGCCGCCTGTCGGCGCCGGGTTTCTTCGGCGATCCCTTGATCCGCGCCGCCTGGTTAGGCGTCGAGTGGGTCGGGCCTGGTCGCATATCGCTCGACCCGTTGCGCGAAAACAACGCCGACAAGATCGCGCAGGAAGAATCCTGGAAAACCGGCGCGCAGATCACCGCCGAGAAAACCGGCGGCGATTGGGAAGCCAACCACGAACAGCGGGCGAAGGAAAAGCGGATGCGCCGGCGCGACGGCCTCGAGCCGGGCGCCGCGCCCGCATCCGATCCCGCGCCGCCGGTGCCGCCGGCCGACGAAGCCCAGCGGAGGGACGAGGAATGAGGCCGTTCGATCTGGCGATCGCCGAGGCGTGGGCGATCGAGGAAGGCGCGCTGCTCACAATCCTCGGCATCGCCGAGCGCGAGATCGGCGACCTGCGGGCGGTCGAGGCGCGGCGCGCCGAACGGCTCGACGGCGCGCACGATGCGACGATCCGCAACGGCGTCGCGGTGCTGCCGGTCATCGGGCCGATCTTCCGCTACGCCAATCTGTTCACCGAAATCAGCGGCGCGACTTCGGTTCAAATGCTGGCGCGCGATTTCACGACGGCGATGGAAAACCGCGACGTGCGCGCGGTGCTGCTGTCGATCGATTCGCCGGGCGGCACGGTCAACGGGACGAACGAGCTCGCGAAGATGATCTTCGCGGCGCGCGGCCGGAAGCCGATCGCGGCCTATGTCTCGCATGTCGGCGCCTCGGGCGCCTATTGGATCGCCTCGGCCGCCGACCAGGTGTTCGCCGACGACACGGCGATGGTCGGGTCGATCGGCGTCGTCATGGCCGGCCTGGACACGCGCGAACGGGACCGGGCGCGCGGCGTCAACGAGATTCGGATCGTCTCGTCGCAAAGTCCGCGCAAGGACAACGACCCGACGACCGACGAGGGGCGCGCGGTTCTACAGGCGCGGGTCGATGCGCTGGCCGAGGTCTTTATCGAGTCGGTCGCGCGGCATCGCGGCGTCGATCCCGCGACGGTGCGCGACGAGTTCGGCCAGGGCGACGTGCTGATCGGTCGCCAGGCGGCCGCGGCCGGCATGATCGACGGCATCGCGACTTTCGAGGACACGCTCGCGGCGCTCGCGGGCGCCGGCCCGTTCGCGCCGTTGGGGCGCGACGTTCACCACAACGCGAAAGGAAGGCAGATCATGACGACGAAGGCGACGACGACTCTTGATCCGAGGGGCGACGCCCCGGCACCCGTCGCGAGCGCGCCCGCGCCGGGCGCGCCCACGCCGGCGCCGACCCGCGACACCATCGCGCAGGACCATCCGCAGGTCGCCGAGGCGCTGCGCCGCGAGGGCGCCGAGGCGGCGTTGAAGGCCGAGCGCGAGCGGATCGCCGCGATCGAGGCGAAAATGCTGCCGGGCTACGAGAAGATCGCGGCGGAGTTCAAGGCGAACGGCCGCCCGGTCGGCGAGTATCTGGCGGCCCTGGTCGAGGCGCAGCAACAGGACGCGGGCAAGCGGCGCGAAACGACCGCGGCCGAGGGCGCCGCGCTCGACAAACTTCTGCCGCCGGCGGCGGCGGTCGGCGCGGTGCCGGCGGCGCCCGCGCCGACCGACGATCCCGAGGCGGCCAAGGCGGCGGCCGAAAAGACATGGGCGGCCGACGCGACCCTGCAAGCGGAATTCGGCGGGGACAAGGCTGCGTTCCTCGCCTACAGGGACGCCGAGCGCAAGGGGAAGATTCACCGTTTCGGCGCGCCGCGCGCGGCCTAGTCCGCGACTCCTTCAACCGGCGCGGGCCACGCCCGCGTCCCAGCATGAGGATTTGAATCATGGCGACCCTCGCAGCCGACGCCGTTCGGCAACATGTCCCGTTCGGGACCGACGTTAACGATCTGCCGGTCATCGCGGCGGATATCATCTATGAGGGGGCGGCGGTCGGCGACAACGGCGCGGGCTTCGCCCGGCCGCTCGTCGCCGGCGATCCGTTCCGCGGCTTCGCCGAGGTCAGGGCGGACAACGCCGCCGGCGCCGCCGGCGATATCCGCGTGCGGGTGCGCCGGCGCGGCGCCGCGCGGCTTTCGATCGCGGCCCTGGCAATCACCGATGTCGGCAAGGATGTGTTCGCGAGCGACGACGACACGTTCACGCTGACGCAAGGGGCGAACACGCGGATCGGCTACGTCGCGCGGTGGGTATCGACCGGCGTCGGGATCGTCGAGTTCGAGGAACAGCGCGGCCTCATCGTCGAGCTTACCGACAACTCGACCGGGTCGGCGACCGGCGCGATCGCCGACGTGGGTGGGGCGTTCTCGCAGGCGGGGCTCAACAATATCCACGCGAGCCTCGTCGCCAAGATCAACGCCCTGGCGCGGCAACTCGGCAGCTAACTCTCTCGCGTTGGCGTCCGCGCTCGCGGCGTCGGCGGCAATCCCTACGAAAGGAAAATAGATCATGAGCGCACAGTCACTCGGCAGCCGCGCGATCCTCGGGCGGCTGTGGCTGCGGTTGCAGCAAGGCGCCGCCGGCTGGGTCAACGACCTGGCCTTGGCCGTCGATTCCGACCAGGCGAGCGAGACGCACAAATGGCTCGGCATGACGCCGCAGATGCGCGAATGGCTCGGCGGCCGCCTGGCGCACGGCCTGCGCGATTTCGGGATCACGATCACGAACAAGGATTTCGAGGCGACGATCGCCGTCATGCTCGACGAAATCCGCCGCGACAAGACGGCGCAGGTCATGGCGCGGATCAACGGCCTGGCCGACCGCGCGAATTCGCACGGGGCGAAGCTGCTGAGCGATCTCATCATCGCCGGCGAGTCGAGCGTCTGCTACGATGGCCAGTTCTTCTTCGACACCGATCATTCGGAGGGGTCGAGCGGAACGCAGTCGAACGACATCAGCATCACGCTTGCGACGCTTCCCGTGGCATTGCCGGGCACCGCCACGGCGCCGTCGGCCGAGGCCGCGGCACAGGTCGTCTTGAAAATCATCTCGCAACTCTACGGCTTCAAGGACGACCAGGGCGAGCCGCTCAACGAGGGGATGCAGCGCGTCCTGATCATGACGCCGACGCCGCTGTGGGCGCCGACGCTCGCCGGCGTCAATTCGGCGCAACTGAGCTCGGGGCAGACGAATCCGCTCAATCAGTTGAAGGCGCAGGGGCTCCAGATCGAGGTCGGCATGAATCCGCGCCTGACCTGGACGGACAAGATCGCCGGTTTCCGCCGCGACGGCGGCGACGGCGGCCGGCCGTTCATCAAGCAGGAGGAAGTCCCGCTCGAAATCAGCGCCCAGGCCGAGGGGTCGCCCGAGGAATTCAACAACAAGCGCCACCTCTACGGCGTCAACTGGTCGGGCAATTTCGGCTTCGGTTTCTGGCAGCACGCCACCCTCGCGACGATGGTCTGAGCCGCGACGCCGGCGGCGGCACTCGCCTCGCTGGCGCTCCGGCGCGAGCCGGGTCGGTCGCCGGCGACGCTCCGCAACAGCGAAGGAATCCGACGATGATGCAAAGCTATATCGTGACCGCGATCGCGGTCGGGTTCGGGCCGGGCAGTCTGCTCGCGCTCGACAAGCAACAGGCGGCCCGCCGCGCCCATGCCGTGCGCGAGGCGACCGACAACGAGCTGGCGGCGGCGGGATTGGATCGGGCGATCGCCGGCACGGCGGGGATCGTCATGGTGGAGCGGCGCGTCGAGTTCAAGCGCGGCGAGCGGGTGACGGTGGTCGCCGGGCCGGCGGTCAACAAGGCGCTGCTGGCCGAGATCGCGCCGGCCGGATCGGCCGAGGCGCGGGCGGCCGAGGACGCGGCCGCGGCGGCGAAGGCCGAGGGCACCCGGATCGCGGATGCGGCCGGGGCCGCGCACGCGGCCGAGGCGAAACGGCGAGAGCGGATCAAGGGCGAGGGCAAGGGCAAGAAACCGGCCGCCGATAAGAAGCCCGCCAAGAAGCCGGCCGGGCTGGGCGAGAACGAGACGGCGGCGGACAAGAGGGCGGATCGCGAGGCCGAGCGCCCGCGCGAAACGCTGGTCTAGGCGATGGCCGTCGAGAGCGCCGCCGACCGGGCCGCCTTCGTCGATCCGGCGGAATTCGGGACGGCGGCGGTGTTCACGCCGGCGGGCGGCCCCGGCGTCGCGGTCAACGGCCTGTTCGACGACCAGTTCGCCGGGCCGCGCCTGGCGGGGCTGGCGATCGAGGCGCGCGAGATCACCTTCCTCGCCCGCTCGGCGGACCTGCCGGGCGCGCAACAGGGAGATTCGCTCACCATCGGCGCGACGACCTACACCGTCCGCAGCGTGCGGCCCGACGGCGCCGGCATGACGACGCTTGTCCTGAAAGTCTGAGGCGATCGTGAGGGGGCCGTGCCATGGCGCTGTCGATCCGCGAGCGGGTGCTCGCCGCCGCCAAGACGGCGCTCGCCGGGATCACGGGGATCCCCGGCCTGACGGTCGACCGCGACCGGCGCGACCCGGTCGAGGACTTTCCGGCGATCGTGTTGCAGGACGGCGGCCAGGTCGTCACGGCCCGCGTCGTCGGCGCCGAGCTCGTCACGCAACGGGCCGATATCGAGCTCTATTCGCGCGCGGCGGCGTCGGGAACGGAGATCAACGCGCTCCATGCCGCGGCCAAGGCCGCGTTGCTCGCCGACGTGACGCTCGGCGGACTGGCGACCGATATCCGCGAGATCGAGACGACGCCGGCCGAGGCGGACATCGGCGACACCGATCGGCCCTACCGGGCCGCGGTGCTGCAAATGGAAATCGACTTTTGGACGACCGAGGCCGACCCGACGGTGCAGGGGCCGGCCTGAAAAGCGGTCACCCCCGGATTTAATCCGGGGGTATCAGCACGCAGCGAAAGGATTCGAGCATGGACAAGATTCCGTCGCACCGACGCGCGGTCGAGCCGCCGCGCCCGGCCGTGTCGCGGACGATCGAGGAAATCGGCGGCGCGCCCGTTGCGGCGCCCGAAGCGCCGCCGGCGGCCGACTCGGCTCGCGCCAGGAGCGCCAGCGAGGCGAGTGACGCCGCGGCGCCGGCGCCGCGCGCGCGACCCGGCGCCGCCAAGGCTCCGACGGGCGTGAAGGAGGATCGGCCGTGACGACGCCGCCCTTGCGCGACCGCAACGCGGCGCTGCTTTCCAAGATCGAGTCGGTCGTTGGGCAGGATGCCGTCCCGACGGCGGGGGCCGACGCGGTGCTGGTCGAGAATCTGCGGATCAATCCGACGGCCAACCTGATCCAGACCGACGAGGTCACGGGGTCGCTCGACGCCGAGGGGCCGATCGTTGGCGGAATGCAGGTGCAAGTCACCTTCGACACCTATCTCAAGGGCAGCGGCGCGGCGGCGACGGCGCCGGAGATCGGGCCGCTGTTGCGCGCCTGCGGCTGGGCCGAGACGATCACGGCCGCGGCGATCGGCGCGGCGCCGCAGGCGGCCGCCGCGGGATCGGCGACGACCGTCACCGGCGGGGCGAATTTCGCGGCGACGGCGCAGCTCTATCGCGGGATGCCGCTCGGCCTCACCGTCAACCCGGCGGCCGGGGCGCAGCCGTTCATTACCGATTACACGGCGGGCAAGATTTTCACGCTGGCCGAAACGTTCTCGCCGGCGCTCGATATCACGACGCTGCTGCAAATCCCGATCAACGTCCTCTATGCGCCGGCCTCGGCGTCGATCCCGGCGCTGACGCATTACGTCTACAAGGACGGGCTGCGCTACCGCGTCGTCGGCAGCCGCGGGAGTTTCGCGTGCGCGATGACGGCGGGCGGCGTCGGGCGCATCAGTTGGACGTTTACCGGCCTCGTGCTCGACAAGGCCGACTCGGCGGTACCGACGGGGCTCGTCTACGATTCGACGCGGCCGCCGGTCTGGCGCGCCGGCAAGCTGCGCGTGAACCGCCTTGCCGCCGCCGCGCAGACGTTCAACCTGGCGGCGAACAACACGGTTCCCTATCCCGACGACCCGAACGAAGCGGAAGGCTACGGCCCGCCGGAGATCACGCGCCGCGGCATCACCGGGTCGGTCAACCCGCTCGAAACGCTGATCGCGACCCGCGATATCTTCGCCGATTTCCGGGCCGGGACGCGACGCACGATGCACGCCGGGATCGGCGCTGCGGCCGGCAACCGGATCGGGATCACGATCCCGGCGGCGCACTACACCGGGCAGACGCCCGGCGAGCGCGACGGCTATTCAGTCGTCGATGTTCCCTTCGCGGCGACCGGCCCGGACGCCGGCGCCTTCCTGGCGTTCTGGTGATGCTGCCGGTATCGACGCGCGATCCGGCGCGCTTCACGCCGCCGGACGCGCTCGCCCTTCGTGCTTCGACCAAGGCTCAGCAGGCTCAGGGTGAGGGCGCCGATCCCCGGATCGAGTCCGGGGACACCGGGATCGAGGGGGCCGACCCGCTGCGCCAGAGCGACAGCGCGGCGAGCCCGGCGCCGGTCTATCTGATCGCCGTGGCTACCTTGCGCGAACGGATCGATTTCCGGCGCGCCCTGGCGGCGACGGGGGCGCGGTTTCCGAGCAACGGCGAGATCGTCGCCCGCATCGCCGCGCTGATCGACGAGATCGTGCTCGACGAGGACCGGCCGGCCGCCCGCGAGCTCGTCGCCGAGTTCGAGGCGGCGAGCGCGGCGGGGGAGCCGCCGGCGGACCTGCTGACGGCGCTCGATCGGTTCGAGCAAAAGCTGCGGCCGCACGACGCGGAGCTTTCCCAAATGGCGGCCGAGCGGACCTATTGGATCGGCATGGCGCCGCTGATCGCCGCCTCGGTCTTTTTGCGCGGTTGGGAAAACCTGCCGGTCAAGTTTATCCGCCGGCGCGGCTGCGTTCCCGAGGATGTGCTTTGGCAACTGCCGGAATCGCACGTCGTCGCGATCGGCTGGCGGGCGCTGGAGCTCATGAACGCACCGACGGGGACCGCAGCAAAAAACTGAAACTGGCCGTGGCGGTTGACGTGCTGCCCGGCCATTTTGCCTTCGGGCGCGCCGCGCCGGACGGGTCGGCGTGGGAATTGTTCGGCGAGGTCTATCCCGAAAACCCGCGATTCGCGCTCGGCGAGGGGGATTTCGAGATGCTGCGGCTGTGGCGCCTGTATCAGGCAGGGACGGCGCTGCCGGAGCGCGGCGGCGTCATGGACCAGGCGGCGGCCATGCTCGACGCCTTCGCGATCATGAGCGCCGCCGAGGCGCAATTGCCGAAGGTGAGGCCGTGAGACTTGCCGCTGCAATCCAGGGCGATCTCGCGAAGATCATGCGCGCCGAGCACGATCACCTGGCGCTGGCCGCGACGACGGCGGTCACGGCGACGGCCGATGACTTGAAGAGACAATTGCGCCGGCAAGTCACGTCCGCCGGCTTCGGCAACCGCCTGGCGAACACGATCCGGGCGAACGTCTATCCCAAGGGGCGGCCGCATTTGGGCGCGGCGGCCCTGGTCTATACGCGCGCGCCGAAGATCATCGAGGCGTTCGAGACGGGCGCGACGATCCGCGGGCATGGCCGCTATCTGGCGATCCCGACCGAGGCGGTGCCGCGCCGGCGCGGCCGGCGCCTGACGCCGGCCGAGATCGAGGCGAGCGGGATCAAGCTGCGTTTCGTGCCGGCGCGGCGCGGCCGGCCGGCGCTGCTCGTCGCCGACGAGGCGACGGTCGGGCGGACGGGCCGCGTCCGGTCGGCGTCGGCGCGCGCCAGGCGCACGGGAAGCGGACTGGCGACGGTGGTTCTGTTCCTGCTCGTGCCGCAGGTCAAGTTGCCGAAGCGCCTCGATTGGAAGGGCGCCGGCGAGAGGGCGGGCGACGCGCTCGCCGAAACCTTCGTCAAGGAAGCGAACCGGGAATAATGCCCAGCCGCGACGTTCCGATCCGCCTCAGCTTGCAGGACGCCGAGACCGTCAAGCGCGGCCTCGCGCAACTCGGCGACGAGGGGCAGCGGGCGCTCAAGCGGATCGAGGCCGCGGCCGCGCCGGCGTCGAAGGGCCTCGTCGCCCTCGATGCGACGAGCCGGGGATTGCGTTCGGAAATGGCGGCGATGGCCGGACGGCTCGGGCCGGTCGGGGCCGGGCTGGCGGCGCTCGGGCCGGCGGGCCTCGCGGCGGCGGCCGCGATCGGGGTGCTGACGCTCGGTTTCGGGGCGGCGATCCGCGAGGCGGCCGAGGCGGAGAAGGTCTCGCTCCGGCTCGACGCCGTGCTGCGAGCGACCGGCGGCACGGCCGGGCTGACGGCGAAGCAGATCGGCGACATGGCGAGCGGGTTGCAGGCGGCAACCGGCACGTCGGACGAGGCGATCAAGGAGATGGCGGCGACGCTCGCCACCTTCCACTCGGTTTCCGGCGCCGCCTTCAAGGACACGATCCGGCTATCGCTCGACATGGCGGCGGTGTTCGGCGGCGACGCGCGCTCGGCGGTGACGACGCTCGGCAAGGCGCTCGACGATCCGATCCAGGGGCTGACGGCGCTGCGCCGCGTCGGCATCGTGCTCAACGAGACGCAGCGCGAGACGATCCGCGTCATGGTCGAGGCCGGCGACAAGGCCGGCGCGCAGGGCCTCATCCTCGACGCGCTCAAGGGGAAGATCGGCGGCGCCGCCGAGGCCGAGGCCGGCGGGCTGACCGGGTCGGTCAACAAGCTTGGCGCGACCTGGTCGGACTTTCTCGAAGAGGTCGGCAAAACCGACGGATTTATGAAGGGCGCCATTGACGCAGTACGCCGCGGCGTCGAGGCGATCACGGCCGAATTCGGAACAAGCACGCGCTTGCGTCGGATCGACGAGTTGATCACGAGACTCGACAGTCCGGTTGAGCGCATCCTTAACGCGCCCGCCGACATCTCCACCGCGATAATGGAAATTGGAGGCGGCGCTTACGGTAAGACGACCAATGAGGCGATCGCGGCCTTGCGCCGCGAGCGCGTCGAAATCCTGCAAAATCTGGACATACAGCGAAAGCGCGAAGACGCGGCGCAGGTCGCTACACAGGCCATGGCCGCCGCCGCCGAGAAGCAAACGGCCGCCGACGAGGCGGCGCGCCAGGCGGCCGAGGCGGCGACGAAGGCGGAGAAAGAACGCCTCAAGCTGGCCGAGCATTTCGTCGAGGTCGCGGGCAAGGCGGTCGAGCGGCAGGAGGAAGCGCGCGCGGCGCTCGCGGGGCAGATCGAGGCGCTGCGCGAGGAAACGCGGCAGCTTGGCATGAGCGACCGCGCGCGGGCGATCCGCAACGCGGAGTTGAAGGCCGAGCGCGAGATCAAGAAAGGCATCGTCGCCGACGGCGAGGTCTATCTCGACCAGGTGCGCGCCGAGGCCGGCGTGCTCTATGACGCGACCGCGGCGCATGAGGCGTGGGAGAAGGCGGCGGCCGACCGGCGCGCGCTGGCCGAGCGCGAGGCCGAGATGATGCAGGAGCCGTTCAAGAACGCGCTGGCCGGGGTTCAAGGGGCGTTCTCGACGTTCTTCGAGAACGTCTATTCCGGCGGCGTCGACAGCTTCGCCAACCTGGCGGCGACGGCGCGGCAGATGTTCATCCGCCTGGCCGCCGAGCTCACGGCGCTCATGGTGTTCCGGCCGCAGATCGCGGCCGGCGGGCTGCCGGGCATCTTCGGATCGATCGGTATTGGCGGCTCTGGCTCCGCCGGCGGTTTCGGCGGGATCGCGGCGGCGATCAATTCCTTCGGCGCCTCGACCGGGATCTTCGGGTCTGGTGTGTCCGGCGCCGGCGCCTC